GCAGATGCAGACACAGGCGAAATTATTGGGTACGATCAAACCGCGCCAGAGTTTGTGGACTAGTATCTCTATAGATACATTTCTTGAAGCAGTATCTCGTCCGGGCTGGTAATCCTATCGCCAGCCCGGACCCCAAGACACGATTACAGATGCTAGTAATTTCATCTTTTATGAGATAATGCAATCATGGGATTTATTGATTTCTTATTAGGCACTACACCACAACAACCACAGGTGCAGGCCAAGGCGAATGTAGCCATTCCCTACTACCAAGACAATTTCAGCCCATTCCAATCTTTCGGCATTAACCGTGGCGATGCCATGCAGGTACCAGCTGTGGCACGTGCCCGCAACATTATCTGCGGGACTATTGGCGAACTGGGTTTACATTCTTACAACGAAGTTACTGGCGCAAGAATTGAGGGACGGCCTTTACTTAAGCAGCCTGATCCAGCCTTGCCAAGAGTTATCACAATGTGCTGGACCGTTGAGGATTTGTTATTCAGAGGCCATGCCTTTTGGTTAGTGCTTGAAGTTAGCGCAGAGGATGGCAGGCCTACAGCATGTCGGCGTATTGATCCAACCCGCGTAACTTTCACAACTGATTTACAAACAGATGAGATTTTAACTGGCTTTTACTTAGACGGTAATTTATTACCTGCCTATGGCGTTGGATCACTAATCATGTTTAGTGGTGTAGATGAGGGCCTACTAAATCGTGGTGGCCGAACAATTAGAACTGCACTGGAACTAGAAATGGCAGTAAGCCGAATAGCTGCCGAACCTAACCCGACAATGGTTATCAAAAACACTGGCGTGGATTTACCAGCCGAACAAGTATCAAGTTTATTGTCATCATGGAAGCTAGCCCGTGCATCACGCTCAACTGCATACTTATCTGGCCCACTGGATGTAACCACATTTGGTTACGATGCTCAGCAAATGGAACTTACAAAGTCACGGCTAAATACAGCTGCAGAAATTGCCCGACTATGCAACATTCCGGCATGGTACATTAACGCCGAAAGTGCCAGCGCGACTTACTCCAATGTAAGCCAAGAGCGCCGAAGCCTTGTGGACTTTTCATTGAAGCCTTACATGGCTTGTATTTCTGAACGACTATCAATGAATGACCTGACCCCACGAGGATCTGTTGTCAAGTTTGATCTAGACGATTACTTACGAGGTAATCCTCTAGAGCAAGTCGAAGTCCTAGAAAGAATGATCGCAGCTGGCATTATCAGTGTTGATGAAGCCCGTGAAGAAATGGAATTAGCACCGAGAGGAAATCCAAATGCAGCTTAATTTCGAGGGTCAAGTATTGGCCGCAAGTGTCGAGACACGAACTATCAAGGGCCTAGTAGTACCTTTTGCCAAAGTCGGTAACACATCTGCCGGTCCTGTACGTTTTGAGTTTGGCGCATTTGGTGACATTGATCCAAGCCAAATAATTCTTAATGCCGAGCATGATCGCACCCGTCCATTGGGCCGTGGTGTAGCCGAGAGCCTAGAGGTTAGCCCGGCAGGTATCTCGATGGCTTTTAAGATCGCACCTACTAATGCAGGCAACGATGCTTTAGTAGAGGCAAGTGAGGGCCTACGCCCAGCCTTTAGCATTGAGGCCAATGTAGGTGAATACACCATTGAAAAGGGCGTGATGGTCGTATCATCCGCCAAGCTTGAGGCCGTAGCCCATGTAACTAACCCAGCATTTAAGGATGCACAGATTTCTCAGGTCGCAGCTTGCGATCCCGAGGACCAAACCACCGAAGCGGAAATCCCCGCCGAGGATGAACCACAGGAGACAACAGTGGACGAAGTAACAACACCAGTTGCAGATGAAGTAACAGCAGCCGCTGTTGTTCACGCTGCTGCACCAGTGGCTTACACCAAGCCGCGATCACCAATCAAGACCCAAGCACATTTCTTGGAACACTCAATCAAGGCACAGCGTGGAAACCATGAAAGCGCCGAATGGATTGCACACGCAAAGGCAGAGGATTCAAAGCATGTAAATGCAGCTGATGATTCTTTCACAACTAACCCAGCATTCAAGCCGATTCAGTATGTATCACAGGTAGTAGATACACAGATCGGCGCACGTGGCGCGATTGATGCAATCGGAACACGCTCATTACCACAGGCTGGTATGACCGTATCCATTCCTAAGATCACAACCTCAGGAAGCGTTGCAGAAACAGGCGAAGGCGCTGGCCCATCAGAGACCGGCATTATCAGCTCATACGTCGATGCAACAGTCAAGGCTTACAAGGGAATGCAGCGTTATTCTGTCGAGCTCTTCGACCGAGCCCAGCCCGACTTTTACGCAAGTATGCTCGAAAACATGAGACGGGTTTACGCTCAGGCAACCGAGGCTGCAGTAATTGCAGAATTGACTGCTGGCGGAACTGCTGCAACTACAACTGCTGCAGACGTTGATGGCATTGTTGCTTTCGTTAAGAATGAAACCCCAGCTGCATACCTTGCAACTGGCGAACTAGCCACACGCTACATTGCAGGAACCGGACAATGGGGACTGTTAATCGGTGCACAGGATTCGACCAAGCGTCCAATCTTTAGCGCTGCAAACCCACAGAACGCTGCAGGCGCAGTTGGCACACAGTCACTACGCGGAAACGTAATGGGCCTAGACCTATACGTATCTAATAAGGCTGTTGCAACAAACATTGATGAGTCAGCATTTATTGTTGTCCCATCATCTGTAGCAATCTACGAAAGTCCAGTCCTACAGCTTTCGACAAACGTAGTAACCTCAGGCGAAATCGAGACCATGCTTTACGGCTACATGGCTGTAAAGACACTTGTTGCTGGCGGAGTACGTCGCTTTAACCTGACCTAGTCAGCGTTAGTTAAGAGTGTGGGGGGTGCGACCCTGTGCCCCCCACACGCACCTATAGATAAGGATTGAAATGGCACTAATTGTATTAAGTGAGCTAAAGGCTGTACTTGGCATTGGTGACATCTATGCAGACTCAATCGTGCAAGAAGTTGCTGATGCAGCTGAAAACATAATCCTTGGAATGTTGACCAAGCAAGAGTGGGGCATCATTTCACATAAGCGAGATAGCAACGTCGCAACCATTACAACTGATCGCCCACATGATTTGTATGTAGGCCAGACAGTATCAGTTGCTAATATCGGGGCAAGTTACAACGGCACAAAGACAATCACAAAAGTGTATGAAAATACTTTGTCATACGCCAGCGCTGGATCGGATCAACCAGATCACTCGATCAGGCCTTACGGTACATTAACTGCACAGCAATACATTGACTATGACGATGTCCCGGAAGTTAGAGAAGCTGCACTTGCTGTAGCCTCTGACATCTGGATCACACGCACTGGCACACTTGGCCAGACAGGTGTGGACTTCCAAGCGCCAGCCCCATACCGTTTAGGCCGATCTCTATTTACTCGTGTATCTGGCTTACTAGCCAAGCATGTAGATGTCAGGTCCTACATTGGCTAACTTAGTATCCATCAGAACAGCCCTAGCAACGTCCCTAAGCGCTGCAGGTCGCGTGGTGTACTCATACCCAAATGAGAACATCACAGCTCCAGCAATCGTGCTGGTTCCCGGTGCACCCTACATCACAGTTGGCTCTATCGGCGGGGGTCGCTTACAAATCCGTTTTGACATCACAGCCTTTGTCAATGCTGCCGACAATCAGGCAGCACTAGCCAACATTGAGACTTTAATTCTTTCGATCACTAACTCAATTTCAAACAACTATTCATTGCTCAATGGATGGTCACAACCCACAGTCCAGCAAATCGGAAACTCCGACATGCTTATCAGCCAACTCTCTATCGAGCTGGTCACAACCAACTAGAAAGGCAAGTCATGCCAGCAACATACATAACTGGTCGGAATCTGACCCTGAGCATTAACTCGGTTTCATACGCTGACCAAGCATCAACAGTCACACTTGAGATGGAAAACAACCAGCAAGTGTTAGAGGTCTTGTCGGGTCGTGCCTACAAGACAGTAGATACAACAGCCACACTTAATGTCGAATTATACCTAGATGACACATCATCGGCAGGCATTATTTCAGCACTATGGGATGCAGCAAAGAGCAGTCCAGACACATCATTAAACTTCAGTTTTGATGTCAACGGTGACACATTTACTGGCAAGGTATTTCCAGTATTTCCTACAGTCGGTGGCGCAGCTACAGATGTACTTACAACCTCACTCAGCTTTGTTGTTGAGGATGGATCAGTCGCAAGAGCCTAAGAGAAAAATAACAGGGTACACATTATGCAATTTGAAGTGCGAACAAAACAGGGTAACAACTACATAGTGAACACCGAGTCGACTTGGCTATGGATTGAAATCGAGAGAGATCTCGGTTACACATTTAATCAGGCAGTCAAGTTAATCGAGGAGGGATCTCTTAATGTCTTAACCGCTTTACTACACAAAGCTGCTAAGGCCCAAGGACATACAAAGTTACCTACCCAGCAAGCATGGGTTGATAATGAGTTTGAGGGTTTTGAGTGGGTGGAGGAAAGCCCAAAAGACAGTTAAGGGATTTACTGGTACAGATAGCAATACATACCGGGATACCCTTACAAGATTTACTGACTTGGTCGGTCACTGACATAAAGACAGCAATAGATCTAATTAGCGAAAGGAACGGGCATTATGGCTGAGGGTAGAAGTACCATTACTATCAAGCCTGATCTTGGCGACTATCGCGGATTACTAAAAGCCTTAAGTGTCATGGATAAAGAATCACAGGGCAAACTTAAGAATGATGTTTACTCAATCAGCTCATGGGTAGCAGGTGGGATCAAAACATCAGGCTATGTAGGGGCAAGATTTCCTGCACAGGCTGCAATAGTCGCAGCTACAGTCAGGCCAGCCCGGGATAGAGTGCCAACTATTTATGTCGGTGGATCTAAAGGCCGTGCATCAGGTGGCGCTAACGCTGGCCAGTTATTGTTCGGTAATGAATTTGGTGGCGAGCGTAATGCCAAGGGCAGTCTTTCTACATTTCCTAATGGTGGTTATAAGTTTCCAGAGCGTACTGACCGAGAGGGCAGGGGCAACAAAGGATACTGGATCTTTCCTACTCTTAAAGAAATGCAGCCAACCATTAAAAAGAGATGGCAAGAGGCTTGTGTTAACGTACTCGACAACTGGGCAAGGACAAGCTAATGGCAGATACACGTACACTCAAACTCTCATTACTTGCTGATGTTAATAAGTTTCTTGATGGCATGGACAAGGCCGACAAGGGCACAAAGAAGTTTGAAAGCAAGATAGGCAAATACTCAAAGGCTATGGCTAAGTCTTTCGCTGTGGCTGGTATTGCAGCTGCAGCCTATGGCATCAAGTTAGGTGTAGATGGCGTCAAGTCTGCAGTAGAGGATGAGTTAAGCCAAAAGAAACTAGCCACTGCCTTAAAAAATACAACAAAAGCAACCGATAAACAGGTAGCAGCAGTTGAAGATTACATAAAGAGTCAACAATTATCTTTTGGTATTTCGGATACTAAGTTGCGCCCGGCACTGGGTAATTTGCTTAGAGCCACAGAGGACATAACAGAGGCCCAAAAGCTTAATAACCTTGCAATAGACATCAGTGCAGGTACAGGCAAAGATCTTGAAACAGTATCGCTGGCCTTATCTAAGGCTTATGGAGGTAACGTAGGGGCTCTTAAAAAACTTGGTGTACCTCTAGATGACAGCATTGTAAAGACAAAAGACTTTGAAGCCGCTACTGACAAGTTACAAGAATTGTTTGGTGGCGCTGCCAAGGAAAACACAGAGACATTTTCAGGACAACTAGATATTCTAAAAGAGCGTTTTGGCGAAATCCAAGAGGACATTGGCGCAAAACTAATTCCAAAATTAAAAGATCTTTTGGAAAATGTAAACCTAGTTGCCAAGGGATTTAGTGGTGACGATCCAGAGGGCCTTACAAGCCGAGCCAGAGAACTTGCAGGGGAATACAACGGCAACGGCGCCAGCAGTTTAGGTGGTTCGCTTAGAGCAGTGGCAGATGCCTTTGGCAAGTTGTTTGGCACAATCACAGAGGATGGAGATTCATCTACAAACATTCTTACAACCTTGGCGGAGAGTCTGGAAAAGGTTGCCAATGCTTTAGAAATGATTGAAAGAAACTATGAGAAGCTGACAAACTTAGGTCGGATTATCCAAAACCCATTGAATTTAGATTTACCCGAAGCAGGCTTTGTTAAAAGATCATCTACTAAAACTGCAACAGGTGGCACAACCATTAACATCAATGGCGCTGTAGATGCCAATGGAACACGGCGTCAGATAGAGCAGCTCATGCGGACATCATCCAGAGACATGGGGCCAGTCACTCTTAACGGCGCTAGATTATGACCGCATACACACCTGCATACATTGTTACCCGTAATGGCGTGGACTTAATAGATGCCACTATTGACACAGTAGTAATCAATCATGGCCGTCAGGATGTACAGGATCAGCCCTATCCAGCATCTATGAACTTAAGGTGCTACAGCAACACAGGCACCAATCTTAACTTCAAACTAAATGACGAGATTCAATTCTTTATTGATGACATCAGGCAATTTGTAGGCTATATAACCGATGTACAAATCAGCATTACAGCTGGCCAAAACAATAGAAACATTGCTTACTATGAACTCACTTTGGCTGGACCGTTGGCTTTCCTATCCCGGACAAGTGCTGCCAATACGCCATTACCAGTACAGGGTGATGCAACCAGAATTGGACAGTTAATCTACAGAGCCTTTTCTTTAATTTGGGATGAACTTGGTTTGATCCGATGGAAAAATTACCCACGGACATTCCAATGGCAAGACTTTCTCCCGGACTATCCATTTGCTACGACACCATCTATTAGTGGATCAGACATTTATGACTTGTCAGCCTTATCAGCTACAAATACAGATACATTGACCCTTTGTCAGAATGCAGCACAATCAGCCCGGGGCATTCTGTATGACAGTAGAGACGGGCAGATCACGTATGACAACTACACAGAGCGATTAAACCCAACTTTAGAAATTACAGTGGACTCAGACATGGTGCTCACTGAAAGCGTTGTGTCAAGCATGTCTAGTGGGGACCTAGTAAATGTGGCCTATGTTGAGTACACAGGTGGTAGTGCCAAATCATCTGGCCAATACTCTGTTGAAACCTATGGCCCAAGAGTTGCAACAAAAACTACAGAGTTGCACTTATTCGCAGATGCCAAGAGGCAGGCACAGGATTATGTGCAGGCTCGATCAGTGCCAAATTATCGCATCAGCTCATTCACAGTGCCATTACATCTGGATCAACTAACGGCTGAAATGCGTGGCGATCTATTAAGCCTCAGCCTAAACACGGCCATAACATGGCCAGCAAACTTATTGCCCAAACCCTTAAATGTGGGAACTGAAAGCATTAACTATGTTGAGGGCTGGGAACTAAGAGCAGATCGCAACACGATTTTTTTAACCATCAATCAATCGCCTAGATCTATGACTTATGGGCATGTTATGTGGTTAGAATTAGAGACAGACACACCGCTTACGTGGGCAACTTATCCAAGTACCACAAAATGGAAGGATGCTTAAATGGCAGGCACAACTACAAACTTTGGGTTTGACTACCCAACAGATACAGATTATGTATACCTTGGCGCTAAGGCCATTGAGGACCTTGCAAAAGAAATTGACACTGATGTATGGAACCTAGAAAACAATAACGTAACCGTAAACGGCGCGGTTAAAAACGCTGGGCGTTCTTCTTCGGTCGTTGAAAACGTCGAGGGTACTTACATGGGTGGCTCATTCCTAAGCACCAATAGAACTGGCAATACTCCTTTCTACATCAACCGCAGCACTGGAACTTCATCGGCACAGGTCATTCAGTTTTACCGCAATGGCACAGATGCCGGTGGCGTTAACGCAAGCACATCAGCTGCGCCGACCTTTGTTTCACCATCTGACTACCGACTAAAGGAAAACGTCGAGCCTTTAGTAGATGCAGCCGAGCGCATTAAGGCAGCCAATGTCTACACTTACAATTTCATAGCCGATGAGAACAAAGAATTGCGCTATGGATTTCTAGCACATGAAGTACAAGACTTAATGAATGATTTGGTTATCGGTGAAAAGGATGCAGTAGATGCAGATGGCAATCCCGTGTACCAGCAAGTACAAGAGACACGCTTGATCCCGGTATTGTTCGCAGCTCTTAAGGATGCACTGCTACGCATTGAAGCATTGGAAAACGCATAACAAATGCCTTTACCTATTAAGAATGGCAAGATCACAACCGCCTACAAGAAGCTCGGAAAGCATTGGTCCAAGGGCTATCACACGGGCGTAGATTTTGCTGTCCCAGTAGGTACACCTGTACTGGCTGTAG